GTCGATATGCAAGGAGTTGAACCTTATTGTCACCGCTGTGTCATAGCGGCGCCTCTACCGAAAGGCTTTAAGACTCACATCGGGTTTTTAGGCACCGGAGGTGGAACAAATCTCTTCCCACCCCAGCCGCTGGTTACGGTCTCCTTCGAGGACCATCTTTTACCGGGTCGTAAGAATCCAACCCTTTCCAGCCGTACATCCCTTCATTCATGTTAATCCAATAAAATTCGGCCGGGTGGTCTTCCTTATAGCGCTGCCACCCCTGCAATTTGGCTCTCCTAGCCCATTCAGGGTTTGGAGGTTTCGCAGGGACGGAAGGGAGTCCATCTCCCATCTCCTCATAAGAAGGAGTCTTGTAAGCGACAGGGTCGCCAATAACGTCAGATCTGCTCGGGAACGGATCCTGAGTAGAACCTTGAAACTGGACGGGAGGAACCCGAAATTCGGGGTCCACTTGTCCTACAAGTTCTCCATCTCGGTAAGGCGATGGGGGAGGAAATTTTAATGGGAAAGACTCCCGGTCGGGACGGGATTCTGAAAAAAGAAAAGGACGAAGAGAAGGTCGAACGACCAGGGGACCAGGCCCCTCCCGCCTGTCCGGCCCAGAGAACGGATCAGAGCCCGACGGAGTTCGAGTGGGTAGCGGTACGTCCACAACAAGTGTGGGCATAGGCATCTCGAAATCGTAGGCTATGATGTGCTCTATGGGCGGGGCAGGGGGAGGTGGAAGGCCACTTGGTGGGGGAAGGAGGGGCGGGGCGAGTTCCTAGTGTGCGTCAGTGGGGGCAGCAGTTATTCTTCCTCTACCCCTCGACATCCCGTAAGATATCAAGGCTGAGGTCGCTGCGTCTACTGCATTGTTCCCTACACCACTTAAGATATTCTGAAGTACCACCTGGGCTCGGTTGAGGACTGCGTCCCCAAAACCGCGGGCACCCGCGTACGCTGCCTTCAACACGTATTCAGACATTCCAGTCGCCGTAAAAACAGCGCTGAAACCGTTAGAATCCGCATAGGACGGAACTTTGGCACGTGCGGGGGCACCTACGATCTCAAAGTTGGCAAATGCCTCAATGATGTACGAGGTGGGTGTCGTGGAGGGTGCGGCAATGAGGACCCCCATGATCATATCTTCTGCGCAAGGACCGGTGGCCGTAGACTTCTGCCATTCACAGTCAGTCTCATCGACTGGCCGATAGGTCAGAGTGAACCACCCGTCTTTTGCGCTGTTGACGGAATCATAGGAGGCCTCCTCATAGCGGAGGAAGTCACTGGCGGTATATGCTTGTATGTTTTCATGATTGGGCTGGAGTAGACCAAAGTAAGTCCCGCCTCTAGCCAACACGGTCCCCACGTACTTGACGCGGAGACCAGCTGACACGAGACGGTACTGGATTGTTGTTGAGGAGGATCCGACATCGGCCACGGCCCACCGGGAGTTTGAATTAGCGTTGAATGTCCCGGCAGCACCTGTGGCTGCTATCGAATTTCCCGCCCATGCGCTTCCAGAAAAACGCACGGCTGGGTTTGCGGCATCATTGGCAATCATCCTAAAAGGGTTCATGCTTATGAAACCGTAAGCCCCGGAGCCGGTCTCTATCCCAGTCTTCACCCAGCACCTCATCCTTTCGGATGGGAGCGCCGGATAAAGTGGGATACACGCGAGGGGCCCATTGAAAGGGTCCCCTAATGCGAGGGCGTAATCCCTCGCACAGGGGGAGAGGAGGCAGCAGCTCCCCTTAGCGGGTTGCTTTGCCTTCTTCTTCCGAGTAGGTCCCTTCTTCTTTTTGGCTCCGTTTTTGGTTGCGGGCTTCTTATTTCTTTGATTGGCTTTGGCTGTTGGCATAGTGGGCAAAAATATATTTGTACTGGGGGATTTGTTCGCTCTTGCATTGCAAAAATATATATATCCTGGGGAAATGCCCCAGGTCACATCAACCACATCTACCCTTGGAACCCGCAGATGAGGCGGGTTACGCTTTGCGTGGGGTACCAGGAACAGTTTTCTTAGCTGTCGGAGGGAGGGGGGCTCTTGCTAGCCCCACGCCCTGCGCCACGGCGACCCCGCCATGGTCCTCTCCCTCTCCTATCAGAGGGCCCCCCTCTATTGGCCGATTGATCTTGCCGATGAGGTGGGGGACGATTGACTGTTGTGGTGTTTGAGGGTTGTCTGGGTCCTCGCGATGTATTTTGGGGCGGTGGTGGTGCCACCGTCTTTCCCCGTTCCTCTAGGAGCATTTGCATCATCCCCATCAAGGCCTCCATCGTGGGAGCTTGTGCGCCACCAGACTTCCAGTTGTGGACGACTTTTTGTACATCTTCGTCCGGCACCACGGGCTCCTCTTTAGGCGGAGGAAGTACAACCCTGGGGGGCTGGTTCTTCCACTTTTGAGGGACCGTGGGCAGTGGGTCGTTGATCCGCTGTTTCACAGCGTCTTCTGGGCCATCGTCTGCCCAGAAACTTTTTGCCTTCGCTAGTTGCGGCATCTCCTTTCCATAGGAGTACTCTTCGCCAACCTTTCTCAATTTTGAGCGGTCGGCTCCTGAGTAGACGGCTCTACACCACTCCACACTCGGAAACACCGGAGTGTCCCCTATGTTGAGCTCCAGCAGAGAGCGGCCTACTTCGGGCAAGAGAGCGTACTCCTCATCCAGCTCAAACGTGTCGAGCAGGGGTTTCAATTGCCACTCCATCACGAGATTCTCAAACTGCTGGCGCAGCAGAGTGTTCGTCTCGGGATAGGCGTAGCCCCCTATCAACGTATACGCACGCAGCCTTTCCATCAGAACCCTTCGCTGATACATCTCAGCGTCCTTAACCAGTTTCGGGACTGATACAGGGCGCTCAGCCCAGAGAACGGAAAGAACCTTGTCCTCGGGGATCCGAGGATAGTATTCAATCCCGTTTTCTGAGACCTCAGCGTCGAATTGCATGCCCAAAAACTCGACTCCCGTCAAATTATCGGGCCAGATTTCAATTGGCTTCATGGTTGCCTCTTTGTACTTAAGGCCGTGTTTCGCTGCGATTTCCCTCGCAATGTCAAGAACCCGGTCGATGAATTCGTGTTCGTCTCCGGGCTCCGGAAGGTCGAGGTCAGCGACCCTTTCCTTCAATTTCCCGTTAAGCAGGGATGCTGCGACCTCATTGAAGAAAGTCGTCAGAGGGACTCCACTGTGCAAACCTTCATGTTGTAACACCACCTCCTTGAAGGCAACGTAAGCACCATAAAAGGCGTGATAACAGTTGTCACGGAGGGCATTCTCCCAGAACGCGGGAAACTCACTTGTTTCCCTGTCTGTCACAAACGCCCAACCCTCCTTGATCACGTGGTGGGCAAGCTGCCCAAAATCCCCGGAGAGACTTTGGTCAAGTTGCTCAATATCCACGCAAACAGCGAAGAATCGAGAATTTAGATGGAAGATCCAGAGACCGTCGTCAGTATAGGCGAGCGGCAAAAACCTCCCCTCAGGGAGGCGGAAAATTGCTCGCCAAAACTTGGAACAGCCCCCGTTCGTCCAGGAGATGCCTACACAATTTGAAGTCGAGTCCCACATATCTAGGTCATCGCTCTCTATGATATCGAAAAATGTGCGCGTGTTCAGGGATAAAAATTGCCCGAACATCATCCACACCAATGAAGGGGCGGCTGGGGGAACATAGTAGGGACGAATCTTCTCAGTGAGTTTCCCCACCTCCACACGCTCAAACTTGTTCTTCAGTTGGAAGACCCGGTGTCCCGGATCTGCCGCATAGAACTTTTCGATCGCGTGGTTGGATCGTTCATCACAACATGCCTGCCAGTAGCGTCTAGCATCGGCGGTAATAATGGAAATTAATTCCACGGCTTTCCTCTTACCATCAGAGGCCGTGATTGTCACGGTGCTATCCTTCGAAACGTCGTATGGATAGCCGGCACTTGCGTTGAGGTTCACGCGGACTGTCCTCCTCATTGACTCGAAATTCTCGTCACTGAGGCGGGCAAGCCCTGCTTTGAACTGAAGATCATCCAAAACATACTGCACGTCAGCCTGGTCGAACTTGTACGATTTGGGCCTATTACAGCCCTCCAAGTACCGCCCGACGAACCCTTCTACGGGCCCGCTGGCATACAAATATTTGGTTGAATTGAAGGCAGCCTCGGGTAGAGTCGATTCTACACCGGCGTTCTGGATTGCCTTCATGATGAAAGGTATTACCCTCCCACCAACTGGACACACAGCGAAATGCCACCTATTAATATGTGGAAACACCTCTTTTCCTGCAAACATTATCTTCCGCCCTTTCGTGGGAGCGGAAGAGTAAGTACGGTTCGTCCGAGGTATCATAGGACAATGCGCCACCTTCTTGGCTTTTGCGGCTACCTTCTTCGTAAATTCGTCGGAAGTCGGGAGGTTTTTCATGGCCTCCTGCTTCAAAGCGTTTACCGTTCTCACCACCTCAGAAGCTCGCTTCTGATACACCGTGGAGAGGTCTTCACCTTTGACCTCCGCTACGGCTTCAACTACGTCCACCTCATCCAAATCAACCTCCACGAGGTTCTCCATATCGGCGTATTTGTTAGCGCTAAAAACAGTGTTGCTCATTTTGGTTTAGATGTTATGGCGTGTTTTGTGTGAGGAAAGTGCCCGAAGGCGAGGTTATATGACCAGGATTACGTCACCTGGACTTGACGTCCTAATGGAGGCCCAATGAAGGGCCCCCTGTTCCCATGGACTGCTGTCCATATCCCATCCCCTAGCTAGGATAAACTAGGGCCAACCCGCATACCGAGGCGCCAATGCCGCGGCTCACACCGCGTCTTGAGG